AATCTGCTCAGCGGGAAACGACCTATTGCCCTGGTTAACAGAGGCGGATCGGGCCAGTTAATTTCAAACAACACGACTACAGTTATCGACTGGACTACAGTTTCTATAGATACAAATTCAATCTTCGATGATACAAACAATCGACTTACGCCAAATGTGGCTGGGCATTACCTGGTTGGTTTGAATATCAACATTGATGCTGGTGTTGATACCGCTATTGTTCGAGCTGGTATTCGTAAGAACGGAACAGACGCGGCGGTTGGGCAGAACATGTCTGGGCAGACTGGCTCGAAAGATAACACAGAGTTTATAGCTACAATTCAGTACATGAATGGATCGTCGGATTATTTTGATGCAACAGTAACGCAAGATTACGGATCGAGCCAAAACCTAGATGGCTCGGCATTTAACACTTACTTTTTCTGCATGAGGATTGCGTGATGGCATTCATTCACAAAGCGTTTAGAGTCTCGAGCAAAGGTTTATTCGAGCGATACTCGTGGTATAGCGATGAAGCCGATCCGCACGCGACCAATCCGTATCCAGCCGAGCAGAACATTGAATTTGAGACGGCGGTACTTAGTGCGGAACAGGAGGCTGATTTTGCTGCACAAAAGCAGCGTGCCATACGCCGCACCAAACTTCGTCAAGCTCGCAATGCAATAAAAGATTTGAAGGATAAAGCAGACCTCGATGCTCAAGATGTGCGCAAGGCATTGAAGGCTTTGTTCGATCTTGTCGATGAGTAAGAAGGGGCGTGGACGTGGACGGCGGAAACGGACGTTTGATGTCTTGGCGGTTCTCGATAGTGGAGACAATCGGGTTTGGATTTTCCCTTGCTTCGATCGCAGTCGGTATCACGCTCTGGTCGATGAGCACCTTTCAAAGCAAAGAAGAAGCGGCGAGCGTAAAGTTAAACCTCGAGCAGAGAGTCATCGCACTGGAAGGCGAGATGAGAGAGCTGCGGGCGTCGATGCAAAACGTGGCAAGAGACGTGGCGTATATTCGCGGCGTACTCGAGCCAAAGGCGGGGCGTCGTGAGTGAGTGCAGCAATGAGCCGTATTACATGCTCGGCATGGCGGTGATCGCGCTGCTCGACGGCGGTCTTGGGCGCACGAAATCTGTTCGCGCAAACTCGATCGTTGAACTACTGTTTCATGTCGTGGTCGCAGTGGTGCGGGCGCGTAAACCCAAGGAGTAAGAGATGGCATACGAAGCACATAAGCTCGTGGATAAGTTGAAATCGAAAGGTCTTGATGTGGCGGAAGACGCGGCTGTGGTCGTGTTGGAAGCCGTGGTCGAGTTCATCAAAGAAGGTGCGGCTGAGTCTGAGAACAAAGTCGACGACTTGTTGGTACCGCTCGTTGATGCCGTGAAGCCAATCATCGTGCAGCAGCTCGACAAGATCGACGGCAAGGACGACATGTGAGTCTGAGCCGCGATCAATACGTCGCGGCCATGAAAGAGACGGCGCTTCGTGTGGGTAAGTCGGTCGTGATGGACTGGCTGATAGCGCGAGCGCCGTTTCTGTCGTGGAGTTTTCCGAATCTCGTCGTCGGGTATCTGGTCGGTCTTGTTCTTGAGATCGCGATTAAAGAGACGGAGTTTGGAATGTTCTTTGTTTACATCGACGTTCGCACCACGCGGCAGGGTCGGGCGTTTGAAGCTGCCGCTGCGAGGAATAAGTATGTCCAGGAGTTCGGGACCGCCGAGGACAAGCAGAGAGCTGAGCGTGATCTCATTGCTGCTTTTCGTGATTTTGTTCGTCTTACTTCTTAGCGGCTGTGCCTCTTCACCGCCTGATGTTCCGGTGTGTGTGGAGATCACAATGGATCGCGGATACTGCACGAACACGATCTCGGCCAAAGAGTTCTATGTCGATGAGACTCGCAAACTCGATGGCCGAACGTGGTGGGAAGCCAGGCCCATGATGTTGATGATGCCCGCCTCGTCGTGGGCGAAGCTCAAGACCTGGATCATTACGCAGTGCAAACGCACTGGTCAGTGCGATCAAAGCATCGCTTCATGGGAGCGCACGATTAACTCAATCGACACAGCTCTTGAAGGGAGATGAAGATGGCTTGGCTTAAATCCTTGCTCGACGGAATCAAGAAGTTCTTTTCGCCAAAGGCTTTGCCACCAACAAGTAAAAGTCCAGCGCCGCATGTGGTGCGTGATCCGACAGTGCCGCGATGGTTTGAGATCGGACAGTCGCAGGTTGGTGTGACTGAGTATCCAGGCGAGCAGCATAACCCGATGATCTTAAAATATCACCGCGCCGTTCTTGGTGGTTTGAAGCGCGATGAAGATTCGTGGTGTTCGAGCTTCGTGTCGTGGTGTCTTGAAGAAGCTGGGCTTCCGAGTACGGATTCGGCGACAGCGAGATCGTACCTTCAGTATGGCGTTCAGACTTCACCGAAGGTCGGTGCGATTGTGGTGTTCTGGCGCGAGCGCCGCAGCTCATGGAAGGGACACGTCGGCTTCTTTGTCTACCAAGATGAGAAGAACGTGTACTGCTTGGGCGGGAATCAAGGTAACAGCGTGAACATTGCGGCGTACCCGAAGTCGCGAGTTCTTGATTACCGCTGGCCGAAAGAGTAAGACTCAGGGAAAGTTCACCCAACTTTGCGCTCGGGCCGAAAGGTTCGGGCGTTTTTATTTGTAATGATTTCTCTTCAGTTCGCCACCTGATTCTGCTACTTCGATAGGCAACAAAGGGGTGAACATGCAGACGCATCGCGTTCGTAAGATCGAAATCAATCTTCAGCTGACGCTCATCGTAAACGACGACATGGATATTTTACGGGCAGTTTTGAATGGCCGCGACATCGGTCACGACGGCGCACTGCTGGATCGCCTGAATGAGTTTTACTCTTTGCGTCAGATCATCGACCAATCGGCTGACAATCCCTTCATCAATGTAACGCGTGACGACATTGCAAAATGGCAGGCGTATGAGCGCTACGTCGACCGCTGCAAACTTGTGCGCGAGATTCCGAAGGACTTCGAGGTGTGGTCGAGCGAACCGCCGGAGGCGCTATTACCTGGCCTGCTTTAAGTTGAAATCATAGGGGTATAGGGTAGGGTGGGGTCTGATGAAAGAAGCGATCTGGAGCGAAACCAGAGCGGAGATCAAGCGGCTGTATGACGCGATGCCTGATTCGCACAAGAGTCAGGCGAAAGAGATCGCCGCGTCAAAGCTCTCAGACCTGATGGCTGCGATCCGCGAAGCACAAGAAAAGTTCGACGCAGAGACCTCGACTCAGCAACAGGCGTACTGGTCGCGCCGATACATCGCACTGCACAAGCAGCTCTTCCGAGCGATCTCAATTCAAATTCTTACCGGGTCTGTCACGGACTCGATGCGTCTGCCGCGAGATGGCGAGGCATAAAAAAACCCTCGTCTTTCGACGAAGGTTTCGAGTTTGATACCTCTTGTCGATTGAGGGCGCGAACCCTCGCTCGACGTGCCCGAAGTTGGAGTCTCAACTTCGTAGCGAGCCCGAAGTTGACAGACCAACTCCGGACCGAGATCAGATTTCTTCTGTTTCCATACGGAAGTCAACTCACTCGCTTCGATATTGTTGGACTCAACTTCATGGTGATGGAGTCCGGTAATAGTTTCACAAGCAAGGCCGCGCTCCGAGACATACGAGAGGTACCCGCAAGGGGAGACCCAAAGCCCGACGAGCGAAAGCGATGAGATCGGGACAGGGAGCTAATACTCGGCTTCGATGAATGATCTTTTGAGATCGCGATTCGACCGCTCGTTTTGTCGCCAAACCACATGGGCCGTAATGGGCGAAGTGTATCTTGCGGGGGGCAGCTGCCGCGCTCCGCTTCGCTCGCTTGCCTGCTTGCGAGTTCGCGCTTGCAGCTCGACCTCGCCAAGCCATATCGTGAATTAAATTCAATTCAACGAGGGGTGAGCGATGACGCCGCTATTCCATGCGTTCGTGCCAGGTCGTCCGATTGTGAAGAAGAACACTCAGCGAGTGATCGGCTTCGGTAAAGCAAAGCGAGTCGTGTACTCAAGTCGATACCGATCTTGGATGCGAGTCGCTGGCGCAGCGATCAGTGAAGCTGTTAAGGCGCAAGCGTTGCGTGGCGTGCTGGATCAACCGATGCGACTGAAGATTGAATTTAGGTTAAGAGACCGCCAGGCTGAACCGGACTTATCGAATCTAATCGAAGGACCACAAGACATGCTGAAGTCCTGCGGGGTTATACGAGACGACAAGCTGATCGTTGAGATCGAGGCGCGTAAGACGTTTGGCCACAGCGATGAAGAACTTGTCGGTACGACGATATTCTTGTACTCAGTGTGAAAGAAAGAGGGGTGAACTATGGGGCATATCGCCTTTAACCAAGTAACACACACATTGATCGAACCGAATCGCAGACTCGTCCGAGTATCGTCGCTCGGAGATTTCCGAACGTCTCCGCGTCACTGGATACATCACCAGATCACACCGAAGGAAGAGACGCCGATGATGGCGCTCGGCTCGCAGGTTCATGCAGCCTTGCTTGAGCCAGCAAAATTCGATGAGACGTACTACGTCGCTGAAGAGACAACGCTTCCAGAAACGATTGAAGAGATTCGTGACTGGATTCGCGCTCGAGGTGGAGAGCCGAAGGGCACGAAGAAAGAACAGGTCATCGAGATCGCACGATCCATCGACCCGATGTTCCACACGCGATCAACGTGGCTGGCCGCAAGACAGGGTGCGCGTAAGCTCGTGAGTCGTGAAGACTGGGAGATCATCGAGAAGAGTGTGCAGTCGGTGCATCGGCATCCGTTTGCAAACAAGTTGATGTTCAATCCTGAAGATCAGTACCGAATTGAAGAGCGCATGTATGCCGACATGCCAGGCATCGACTTCACTCTCACAGGTCAGCCGGACATGGTGAACATGAGTAAGCGCCTGTGCATTGAAGTGAAACGATCATTCGCGACATCAGCGCAAGCGTTCGCTGGCCACGCCTACCGCATGGGGTATCACGTTCAGGCTGCGGCCTACACCGAGATGCTGAGCGCGGTACATGGTGCGCCGTTTGGTTTCGTGTGGGTCGTGATCGAGGCGAATGCGCCACACTCTGTCAGCGTGTTTATGCCCGATGATGCGATGCTCGACGCTGGCCGCCTTGAACTGAAGGGCATCATGTCGCGACTGGACACCTGCCTGAAAGACGACCGATGGCCTGGACCTGGCGGCTTTGAGATCGAGACGATTTCACTAACGTCATGGCAGCTGCAAGAAGCATTGAACGCTGGTCCTGCTGAAGAGTTCGGCGTATAACCTGGGCACACAATTAAAGGGGTGAACGATGTCAGATCAAGACAAGTCCGAATCTATTGAACTACAAGAATCATCGGTTCCGAGTGAGCCGCAGTCGGCTGCGCCAGCTGTGCGCGTGCAGGCCGAAGTGATCGCTGTCGATGAAGGCGGGGTTCGTCCGACGAACGTGCAGCAAATGCATCGCATGGCCGTGGCGTACTTCAAAGCTGGCATGGTGCCGAAGTCTTTCAAGACTCCAGAGCAGGTCTTTGCCGGAATGCAATTCGCTGCCGAGCTTGGGCTTCCGATGCTGAGTGGTCTTCGTCAGATCGCAATCGTCAACGGACAGCCGTCGATCTGGGGTGATCTGCCGCTTGCTCTCGTTCGCCGCACAGGTGAGCTTGAGTTCATCAACGAGACCCTCTTCACTGAGACTTACGATCCGATCTGCTTCGATAACAAGAACATCAACGCGCCTGCGTGGGGTGCGATGTGTAAGCTCAAGCGCCGAGGTTACGATGCGATCGAGCGCGTGTTCACGATCGACGACGCGAAGAAGGCCGGACTGCTGTCGCGAGATAACGTGTGGCAGACCTACCCTCGTCGAATGCTCCAGATGAAAGCGCGAAGTATTGCGCTCAAGGACGTGTTCAGCGACGCGCTAATGGGTGCCGCGATTGCTGAGTATGACTTTAACGTGATGCCGTCCGAGCGAGATGTGGCTGGCGTCGGTTCCGGATCAACACAGGCAGCATTGCTTCAGTCGATCAAGGGTGAGGTGAAGCAATGACCACGCACGTTCATCGTGAAGAAATTAAGAATGAACTCGAGATCGTGCGCGAGAAGTTGAAGCTCGCGCTTGAGGCTCTCGACACGCTATCAACACTTCGACCGATGAGAGATGCAGAGCGGTATCGGATCGCAATGCAGGCGATCATGGAATGCAACGTCATCAACTTAGCTAGAGATACGAAGCGAGAGAACGAGGTGCGGGCGTGAAGATCATCACAGTCCCGATGATCCTCGAATGGGGTCCATGTTACCAGCCGATAAAAGTCGTAAACGAGGACTGGTCCGGCACAGTGCTCGACGTGCTCGCGCTTGATATTCCAATCGCAGATCGCTTTTGGGTTGTGTTACGCGAAGAGTTGCTGAGCCAAAAGATTTTGCGTCTCTTTGTAGTTCGTTGCGCCCTCGGAGTTCAATACCTGATGAGAGATGAGCGAAGCATCAAAGTGTTGGAGGTCGCCGAGCGATTTGCGTTTGGAGAAGCGACGGATGATGAGCTTGCCGCAGCGCGGGCCGCAGCGCGGGACGCAGCGTGGGCCGCAGCAACGGACGCAGCGAGGGCCGCAGCGCGGGCCGCAATGTGGACCGCAGCAACGGACGCAGCATGGGCCGCAGCAACGGACGCAGCGCGGGACGCAGCGTGGGCCGCAGCAACGGACGCAGCGTGGGCCGCAGCGAGGGCCGCAGCGCGGGTCGCAGCAACGGACGCAGCAACGGACGCAGCAACGGACGCAGCGTGGGCCGCAATGAGGGCCGCAGCGTGGACCGCAGCGTGGGACGCAGCAAGGTCTAAACAGCTCGAAATACTGCGCGAGTTGATCAATGAATTTCCAGAAGAGGTGCGGGCGTGACATTCTACGAAGCATTGAAAGCGAACGAGACAAATCGGGTCACTTTTGACGATGAGCATCCGTGGCACATCGGTCAACTGATTAAGTTTCTCAATGAGAATACACTCCAACAACAAGACTTGGACATTTACACAAAGCCAAAGTGGCGGGTCGTCGAGGAGCCGCTCGAGTTTTGGGCTTTGGTTAACCGCGACAATTCAATAGGCGCAGAGGCTTTTGAATCGAAAAAAAAGGCTGCATTTTATGCTCGCGACAAAGGGTGTTCATATGTTGTTGCCATGTTCCGCGAGGTGCCTGGCACGCGCGAAGAGGTGAAGCCGTGAAGCGATGGGAAGCCACAGAAATTACCGATTTAGTGCAGCGGTTTAAGCAGGTGCCAGGGCAGTTTTATTCTGTCGAAGACGTAACAAGTCTTGAGCAACGCCTCGCGGAAGCTGAGAAGGCGCTGGAGTGGTATGCGGAAAAGTCGAATTGGGTAGGTCCAGTTGGTTGCCACATAGATGAAATTAAGCATGATGACCTTCAAGGAGATGAGCTTATTGGCGGCAGACGAGCGCGGGAGTATTTCGACAAATGGAGGCGGGAGTGAGAAAACCTATTAAACACTCGTTTGCGGCCTGGAAAAACGCGAAAGGTCATACGGCTATTGGAGCAGTTGAGACCGCGAGGGTTTTAGCTAAGGGCTGGGGCGACATACCGAAACATATTAACGACCTTCGTGCTGCCGAGCTACATTGGCTTGCTGTGGTTTTTTTAAGTGACGTAAAGCGATTGCAAGAAGTCGAACATAAATTAAATCAAGCCGAAGCGGCATTGGCACAATACGACATTCCGACCAGTCCTGTGTCGCACTACGCGCGGGAGTATTTTAAAAAATGGCGCACAAGCGCGGAAGGTGAGGAGTGATGAGCGAACTAGCTAAAATCGAAATCGACAAAGCTACAGTCAAAGCTATTATTGACAAGCAAGTTCAGGCTGCGATTGTTCGCGAGCTTGATGGAACAAAAGACCTTTTGTTTGAACGTATCGTCGAAGACTTGGTTAATAGCCGAGTAAACGACCGAGGCGAGATCACTCGAGACTCATGGAGTAAAACGACCCTAGTTGAATGGCTTTGTCGCGAGCAAATTAAGAAGGCAGCACAAGAAGCTGTCGAGCAATTCTTTGCGCGTGAAGCTCCTGAAATACAAAAGGCGGTTGCAAAAGAGTTGACGAGGCAAAAGGCAAAATTTGCAAAGGCGGCGGTTGACGCCATGATTGGCGCCGCGACATCCTCCTACCGATACAACTTCAAAATTGAAGTAGACGACGGCGGTTAGAAATGAACCGCGCACTAATCGCACTGCTCATGCTCACCGCTTGCACGACAAGCCCGACTCAAGTCGTGACCTTGCCGCCGATTCAAGTCGAAGCGCCCGCGCCGCTTGCGTGGAAGAATGCGGCTTGGGATCGCGAGCTTTACGCTGCGATTGACCGCGAAGGGTTGACTAAGCTCACACCTCAAGACGCCAAAGACTTCGCGCTTGATCCGACGAAGCCCGAGGCATGGGCGCGGTTACTTGTTGAGATGGCTCGCTTTGAATCAAGCTTTAAGCCCACCACGACCTACACCGAAGCGTTCACCGACGCGAAGGGCCGCCGCGTGGTCTCGACAGGACTGTTTCAGATCAGCGTGGAAAGCATGGGCGGCATCGGATGCAAGGTGACGCAAGCTGAACTGCTTACGCCTGAGCGCAACATTCAGTGCGCCGTTAAAGCCTTCGCTTACTACGTCAGGAAGGACTCGCGGATCGCGGGCCTTGGCCCTAGCCAGTGGCGGGGTGGGGCGAGATACTGGGCGGTGCTTCGCGGAACAAACGAGTACACACGCAAGGCGCTCGCTGCGATCCGAGGCGCGGCAGCAAAGGGGGCACGATGAGACACGACATGCGAGACAGAGTATGGGTCGCGCTGGATGAAGCGAAGACAGATCAGATTGAGCGAATGCGTAAGCAGATGGTCATTCTCTCAAGCCTCGCGCTTGAAGCTACGGATCACGTTAAACGTAACGGCGATGCCGATCTTGCGCGGTCACTCGAGCGAGCGATCGACGGCGCTTTGCTGTGCGCTGCAAACTCGCTCGGTAAGACCAGCGGTGTCGAGCGAATGATTCGAGACTTCGACGAAGGTCTTGACGCAAAGTAATAGGCCCCGCAATCTGTGTTCTCACACATGAAAGGGGGCCACATGGCAAAGAAGAAGATGACTAAGAAAGCTACCAAGAAAGCTGGCGGCAAGAAGTACTGATCTTCATCGACGTGGAGATCGGCGCTTGACGATTACAGTCTCTCCGTCGATCTCCACGTTATACCCTCGCCCGCTCAGACACATCGCCGCGTTCTTGCGGTTCTCTGGGTGCTTAAGATAAATGTGCGCGACCATACCGCCAGTCGCGAGATGCTTCTCAGCCTGGTCGCACATCTTAAACACACGATCTTTCGCGATGTATCCGTCGTCGTTACCCATTCACAAGCACCGATGTTAGACGAACTTTCTTCTCTGTTGCCAAGTCAGACGACATGATGAGCACGATCAGATCGGCGATGTCTTGCTCGCGACCAGTGCGCTCGACTCGAGTCACCTTTGGCATATCGGCGGTCGCCTTGCGACGACGCCTGCGTGGTGTCGTTCCGTCCGAGTTCTTCTTATACCCGCCAAGATTATACATGCCGCCGTCTGTGTATCGCCCTGTGCGAGTAAGCTGCGGCCATGTCTTGTTCGCGATCTCCGCAATCTCGCGAAACTTCAAGCCACCTCGTCGCATTTCTCGGATGATCTTCTTCGCCTGTGTTCTTGTCTCTGGAATATCGAATGTCTGTTCCACCCAACTCTCCTCTTACTTGGTTAAGCGCATTCTCTGCGCATGTTCGATCAGTGCGTCACGAACGACAGCACTGAGGTTTACTCGTTTCTCTTTCAGCTCTTTCACGATCTCGACATCAACCCACGCCTGAAGCAGCTGCTTCCCTGCGCGTGCCTTGGACTTTGATCGCGTTACTCGCTTCTTCTTCATGGGTTTCTCCACTGTGATTTTAAGATTGCTCTCGCGTCATACAGGTAGGAATCAACTCGACTTCGGCTTCTCGGATTATCTTCGTGAATGTACTCTTCGCACTGATCCAAGATGTCGAGCACCTCATCAATATGGCGCAGAGCTTTTCGTTCGCGCCGACGGGCATTCTCGATCAGCGCAAGCGCGTGGAAGATAATCACAGTCAACGCACAGAAGAACGCGGTTCTCCAGTTTACGCCGGACAAGGCTACCAAGATCGGCCACGCCACCGCGTACACCACAAGCTCGTGAAGGAAGTACCGCAAGATGTAATCGGACACAGGGCTTCTCATGACTTCACCTCGCCATACTTTCCAGCACACTCTCGCGAACAGAACGCATACATCGAGAACTCACCACACGCACACTCGGTCTCAACACGCACGATCTTGTCGGGCGCGACGCGCCAGAACACACACGCTTTACCTGTGGCCGTGAACGCATCAGGCGCAAACGCGACATAGCGGTCGCCGCCAGCGTGAGTCAGGCGGTACTTTCGTTGAACGTCGGTCGTCGGATATAGCTTCATAGTTCACCCTCAATTCTGCACGCGAACCGAACACTCGTTCGATCCGTCTTTGCGCAAGTATAAAGTCCAGGACCGCGAAGAGTCCTGGCTCACTTCAGTCATCGTGTAGCAGTTCACAGCATCAGGACCACAACACTGAGTCAAGGCGTCCACGCGCGGCTGCTCGCCGCACGCAGACAGCAACGCCAGAGAGATCAATGCGAGCGCGTAGTTCATGGTTCCACCTTCTTCGTTGGGGTATCGAATGCAGTCCACATGTCCTGCATAAAGGCGCGGCCAGCGCCATGCTCGGCGCACCAGGCCACGCAGTAGGCAAAGTAATCTCGAGCCGCAGCCTCGCCCATGTGCGCCTTAATGCGAGGACGGCGGGGCACTACACCCCGCACGAGATCGCGAAACTCTTCGTCGGTCATGCCGTCTGGTGGCTTGACCCCGACCTTAAAGCGATTGGAACGCATTACGTCACATCCTTAAAAACAAGAAGATCGTAAACCCTAAAGGATTCAAAAGTTTCCTTAATCATTTGCTCGTCTTGCGAATCTAGCGACAGGCGCAACGCATGTAATATGGAAAGAGTCTCAGCCACGCCTTCGATGTCGTCTGACCCGTAGTACGCCATAAGGTCTTTTTCGTCGTCGTTGATTCTCTCTGCGGTAGCTTCTCGATCAATTATGCAGTTCGTCTTTGTATTCGTTCGCATCATACCGACTTCTCTTTGACGAGCAGATCAACTAGACCAATGTACTGAGCGAACTCGAGAAGCTGCGCATCGGAAACCGAGCGGTCTTTGCATCGCTCTTGGAGATCGCAAAGCTCGTCCATGTACTCAGCCGCACCCTCATCTTCACTGGACTCAAACTGAATCTCGTCGATCGCGTCGGCAATCGCAGCACTGGTCGCCTCGCGGTTAATGATGATCGACTTATTTCGATTGGTTAAATTCATACGCCACCTCACTTCTTAATGGTTAAGAGACACAAGAGCAGGGAGAGCAGACCGATCTGAGCTAACACTATTAAAATAATCATGTACTTATACTTACATATCCTTACATGTAAGTAAAGAACACCAGCGATCCGGATCGAGCACCACGCCAAATCGAATATATGCGCCGCGTAGTCTAGTTTTGAGGCGTGGTATTGGAAACAATACAAAAGCTGTCAACAATCTCGACAGATGACGAGTCACGATCTTGTCGCCGAACTGATCCGCCTCGCCCAAGAACTCCAGCGCATACCGCTGAGAGACGAATTCGTGTCTCGCATTAAAGGCGGGCGCGGCATGGTCGATAAACATTTCGGCTCATACCGCACACTGCTTCAAGCCGCAGGTCTGGCCGACGCTCGACGCATCGACAATTCAGTGTTTGAGCGCGACATCGAGCGTCACCTCGAGCAACACAGGCCGATTACGCTGCCGGATGTTCACGATTACGAATCGACATTGTTCATTCCAGATGTTCACTTTCCTTTCGAACATGCCGATACCCTCGCGCAGATATATGAGTTTGCTGAAAGGCATCAGCCAAAAAACATCGTGCAGCTTGGTGATCTCTACGACATGTACTCACACGCTAAATTCCCGCGATCACACAATGTCTTCACGCCTCGCGAAGAGTTCAGCACCTCACGAAAGAAGGCCGAGCTATTTTGGAAAACACTTCGCCTTAAAGCACCGAAGGCTCGATGCGTACAAATCACTGGTAACCATTGCGTGCGTCCGGTTAAACGAATTATCGAAGTGTACCCAGAAGCGGAAGATTGGATTGTCGAAATCGTTGAGAAAATGATGACGTTTGATGGGGTCGAGTCGATCACCGACCCACGTCAGGAATTGATTTTACCTGGCAACATTTGCGTCATCCACGGCTACCGCTCAAACCTCGGAGCGCATCGCGATTACACAATGATGAATGTGGTCTGTGGCCACACCCACAGGGGCGGCGTAGTGTATCGACAGGTTCGCGGCGAAATAATCTGGGAGTTAAACGCAGGTCTTGCTGGCGATGCAACAGCCAAAGGTTTGAGCTACACGTCACAGCGAGTCGTCGACTGGACCTTGGGGTGGGGTTACCTCGACGAGTATGGACCACGTTTCATTCCGGCGAGGGGCAAATGAAGATCGTCGAAGTTCAATGGGTCGACGCTCAGTCGAGCGATGAATGGCAAACAGTCGCACACGCCACAGCCGACGAGCTGCCGATCATCACCACAGTCGGATACCTGCTGAGGCACGATAAGACCACGATCTCCGTGGCCATGCAGCTCGACACCAAGAACGACAAGACCAGCATGGTGATGACCATACCTTCGTCATGGATCAAGAAGCTGAGAACTCTCAGACGTTGACGCACGCACTCAGCTTTGCAAGCCTTCACACATGGCAGACCTGAAATACGGCGACATTCCATCCATCATCGCTCAACTCGAAGGCAAGAACTCCGAAACACACATCGACAACATTCGTGAAATCCTCGCGCTGATCGCAAAGCTCGAGGCCGTGTACCGATACCAAGTCTTTGAGCGATCCGGTGATGAAGCAGACTTGCGCAAGATGTCGAAGGTCTTGCGGGCAATCGGCATTCGAGCCACACTCGTCGCACAGAAACACGCAAAGAAACAGAAGCCCAAGAAGGACCAGGCATGAGCGACGACGTTAAACCAGAGCACGATCTCGATGAAACCACAGAGGCGCGGTCCATCGTTCCGGAGTTCGTCTCGCCAAGGCGTAAACTGTTCTGCGAAGAGTACATCAAGGACTTCAGCGGCGCTCGCGCAGCAGCTCGTGCCGGATACTCTGGCGACGTTGCAACGCTCAGCGCCACAGCATCGCGTTTGTTAAATGATGATAATGTAGCGCGTTATATTGCTGAGCTGAGTCGAAATGCTCTGATGCGATCCAAAATACAGGTCGATGTCATTCTCGCTGAAGCCGCTCGCATTGCCACTGTTGACATCGCTGAAGCATTCAACGACGACGGCTCACTCAAGCGGCTGCAAGACATGTCGCCCAACGTGCGTCGCGCAATCGCCGGACTTGAGATCAAAGAGTACTTCGAGGGTTCAGGCCAGGACCGAATGCAGGTCGGCTGGATCAAGAAAGTAAAGTTCGCCGATAAGACGAAGGCGCTCGAGATGCTCGGCAAGTACCTCTCGATGTGGACCGATGTAACCAAGCACGAAGGCAAGCTCACACTCGAGCAGGCCATTGCACAGAGCTACGAAAAGAAGGGACAGGACGATGGCAAAGGTAACGATCACGATTGAAGACACGCCGAACGGCAAAGTGAAGATCGTCGCAGAGCCTTCGTTTGAGACGATGGCCAACATGATCGTGAGCGGCGAGACGATGACCAGCGCCCACGGCTACGCCATGACGTGCATCAAAGCTGTCCGCCAAGAGTCGAAGAACGCAGACCCGACCACACTCATTAAGTTGCCTCGGCTTGGACGATGAGAGACCCGAAGACTGGCAAGCTAATACGATGTCCAGTCTGCGGTCGCATTCCGAACTCGCTCGCGTTCTACCCTGCGACAAACCGATACGTCTTCAGGCACCGATACATGGACCGCAAGACGAAGAAGATGGTGAACGAGAAGCATGAATCAAAGCACCTTGAATCGGACAGCGGCGAAGATCAGGGAATGGCGCGATAATCCGTGTCTCTTCGTGTACGAGAACTTCGGCGTCACGCCTGATCCGTGGCAAGAGCAGACGCTTAAGGCATTCGCTGACGCCTCGATCTCACGCATAAGTATGCAAGCCTGCGCTGGTCCAGGTAAGTCAGCCGTACTCGCGTGGTGTGGTCTCAACTTCCTGACGTGCTACGGCGAACCCGGCGAACACCCAAAGGGTGCGGCGGTCTCGATCACAGGCGACAACTTGAAAGACAACTTGTGGCCAGAGCTTGCGAAGTGGCGAGGCCGATCATCGTACTGCTCACATGTTCTCACCTGGACGAAAGAAAGAATCTTCGCGACCGATCACCCTGAGACATGGTTCATCTCTGCTCGCTCATGGTCGAAGAACTCAGACGAACAGGAGCAGGGTCGAACACTCTCAGGTCTACATTCAAAGTACGTTCTCGCACTGATCGACGAATCAGGTGACGTACCGATCGCCGTCGCGAAGGCGGCAGAGCAGGCGCTCTCGACTGGTCCGAAGTTCGGTAAGATCGTGATGGCAGGAAACCCCACCTCGCAGACTGGAATCTTGTACGCAGCGGCAACGAAGTTCCGCGATCTGTGGTTCATCGTGCGAATCACTGGCGATCCAGATGACCCTAACCGATCATCGCGCATCGACATCGACTGGGCAAGGCAGCAGATTCAAACCTATGGCCGAGATAATCCGTGGGTCATGGCGTTCATTCTCGGACTATTCCCGCCTGGCTCGATCAACACACTGCTCGGACCTGAAGAAGTCGAGAAGGCAATGAATCGTGCCTACGCTGAAGACCAGATCGCGCATCAACAGCGACGCCTCGGTATCGACGTGGCTCGCTTTGGCGACGACCGCACTGTGATCTTTCCGCGTCAGGGACTCGTGGCATTTAAGCCTGTCATCATGCGAGGCGCACGAACTGGAGACATCGCCGCTCGAGTCGCGCTGGCAAAGGCGAACTGGGGCTCAGAGATGGAACTCGTCGACGGCACTGGCGGCTATGGTGCAGGGGTAATCGACTCTCTTCTTCAGGCTGGCCACGCACCCTTCGAGGTTTCAGCATCCGGCAAAGCGGTCGATCCGCGATACCTGAACAAACGAGCAGAGATGTGGTTTCAGATGGCCGAATGGCTGCGACGCGGCGGGGCATTGCCGAACATGCCAGAGCTAGCGAAAGAACTGACTGCGCCGACGTACTTCTTTCAGAACGGAAAGTTCCAGCTCGAGCCGAAAGAGCAGATCAAGAAGCGACTGGGCTTCTCGCCTGACTTGGCCGATGCCCTTGCTCTCACGTTCGGGCAGCCTGAGATGCCAGCAGCGGGACCATACGGCTCGCTCATTAAGAAGCCGCGCATCGAAGCGGACTGGAATCCATACGACGAAACTCGACTTTAAGCGTGACCCAGACTTCGCGCTGGACAACGAACGCATCGTGACAAACGATTGTGGTCGATGGCCGTCGAGATCAGGCAAGCAACAGAGCACGACATTGAATGGATCATCGTGGAGCTGCAAGCCTTCTCGAAGTTCTTCGACTCAAAGTATCCGCTGCTCGGCGACGAACAACTTGTGAGGGGTATGCTTGATGCGTGCAGACGAGATCACTACCTGCGCGTTGCTGATCGTGTGGGCAATGGCGACGCTGTTCATCTTGGATTCCTGGCGGGGACAGTGACAGGGCATCCGTTTAATCCACAGATCAAGACTCTTACTGAGCTTCTGTGGTGGGTGAAGCCTGAGCATCGCGGCTCGCGGGCAGGTCTCATGCTGTTTGATGACTTCGTTCAATTCGGCAAAGACATCGCCGCGAACTGGATCATCTTCGGACTCGAGACGATCTCGCCTGTTAGCGATGAGTTCATGATTCGCAAGGGGTTCAAACACAAAGAACGAAACTTTCTGATGGAGCTTTAATTATGGGCAGTGCTTCGAGCGCGATCTCAAATGTTGGGCGTGGACTTCAGCAGGGTGTGCAGAGCGTGATTGAAGCGCCGATGCTCGCAGTTCGTGAGGTGGCTCAGGCTGGCGAGAAGGCCGATAAGTGGCGTCGAAGCCAGGGCGGTTACCTCGGTGATCTCTTGGCGATGAACGAGCGTGGACTTCTCACGGCTGCGACTGCCGGGCTTTACGATGTGAAGCGTGCGCTGGTCGATGACCCACAGTTTCAGGCTCGAGCGCAGGCTGAGCGCCAAGAGAAGGCGGCAGCCGAAGGCATGGCACGTCTCGACGAGGCACGCTCACAGAATGAACTTGCTCGCACCAGAGACCAGCAGCTTTCTCGCGCTCGTGGAATGATGAGTGGCCGCCGATCTCCAACGCTTCTCACTTCAATCGGCTCAACGCCGCGAGCGAACAAGTCGCTCATTGGACAGTGACATGAAAGATAAAAGTCCTGACTCATACCTTGATAAGCGCCGCGAACTCGACCACCTCTGGTCGCAGCTTGAGCTTGAGCGCAACTCATTCACATCGCACTGGCGCGATCTCGGAGACCACATCTTTCCGCGTCGACCACGATTCACGTTGACCGAGACGAATCGCGGCGACAGGCGGAATCAGAAGATCATCAACTCCACGGCCACGCTCGCAGCAAGGACGCTCAGGGCAGGCATGATGTCCGGACTCACCAGCCCTGCGAGGCCGTGGTTTCGTCTTGTCACACCTGAGCCTGAGTACATGGAGATTGGATCAGTGCGACAGTGGCTTCACGAAGTCACGAATCGCATGTCGTCTGTGTTCTTAAAGTCGAACCTCTACAATTCTTTGCCAGTAGTTTACGGCGATGTTGGCACGTTCGCGACAGGCTGCATGATTATCGAAGAAGACTTCGACATGGTGATCGACACGACAGTCTTTCCGATTGGCTCGTACATGGTGGCCAACGATCATCGTGGCCGCGTCAACGTGTTCGCTCGCGAGTTCCGACTGACTGTGCGCCAACTTGTGGAGAAGTTCGCAAGCCGCGATAAGAACAACGAAATCATCTGGGAAAACTTCAGCGACCATGTGAAGTCGCAATGGATGAACGGCAACAAAGAAGCATGGATCGACGTGCGGCATGTGATTCAGCCGAACAACAAGTACGACCCACGCAAACCTGTGGCGAAGTACAAGAAATACGAGTCGTGCTACTGGGAAGCTGGATCGACCACGATGCAGGGTTCAAACTACCTGACGCCAAACGACAAGATGAAGTACCTGCGTGAGTCGGGTTACGATTACTTCCCTGTGTTGGCGCCACGATGGGAGCGATCTGCTGAAGATGTGTACGGAACTGACTGCCCTGGCATGACGGCGCTCGGAGACATTCGTGCGCTTCAGATCATGGAGAAGCGTAAAGCTCAGGCAGTCGAGAAGATGGTCAACCCACCGATGGTCGGCCCGACTTCACTTCGATCTGCAAAGGTTTCGATCTTGCCTGGCGACGTGACGTTTACTGACGTGCGTGAAGGGCAGCAGGGTTTCCGACCTGCGCATGAAGTGAATCCAAGGGTCAACGAGCTGCTTCTCGACATACAAGCCCACCAAGAGCGCATCCGACGCGCATTCTTTGAGGACCTGTTCCTTATGCTGTCGACCACAGACCGACGCGACATCACTGCTCGCGAGATCGACGAGCGACACGAGGAAAAGCTCTTGGCCCTTGGACCTGTTCTTGAGCAGCTCAACCAAGACCTTCTCGACCCATTGATCGACATCACATATCAGATCATGGACAGGCAGGGTTTGATTCCTGAGCCACCGGAAGAATTGAAGGGCATTGATCTTAAGGTCGAGTACATCTCGATCATGGCTCAGGCGCAGAAACTTGTTGGCATCTCAAGTGTTGAGCGGTTCACTCAGTTCGTGCAGGGCGTGTCTGGATTCCAGCCACAGGCGCTCGACAAAGTCGACGCCGATCAGATGCTTGATGTGTACGCTGACATTCTCTCGCTGCCGCCTGGCATCGTGAGAACAGACGATCAGGTCGCTCAGCTTCGTGCGGATCGCGAGCGGCAGGCGCAGGCTCAGCAGCAAATGCAGCTGATGGCACAGGCACCGAGCATGATTCGCGACATGGCGAACGCGCCGATGGAAGGCGATAACGCTTTGAACAGAATGGTCGATAACGCACAGGCGGGGGCACTGGCAGCGGTGACGCCTGAGATGGTTCAGTAACAGGGGGCAAGATGGCAACGATCACACCGACGATTGTGAATCTTCAATCGTATGGAAACACAGGGGTTCACACATACAGCTTCACGCCGATGACTCACACTGGGTCTGACGCTGGCGCACCGATCGAAATGCCAGGCTCGGCAGATCGCTCGGTTCAAGTGTTTGGCACGTTTGGCACTGGCGGAAACCTGCGCATCGAAGGTTCGATGGACGGCAACACATGGGCAACGCTCACCGATCCGCAAGGCAACGCGCTCGACTTCACGACAGCGAAGATCGAAACGATCATGGAGATCACGCGATACATTCGGCCACGCATCACCGCAGGCGACGGCTCGACAAGCCTCACTTGCATCATCCTCATTCGGAGACCAGTACAATGAGTAAGCAATTTGCAGCCATCGACGATATTAAGAAATTCACACGAATGCTTAAAGGCTTGGCCGAGTTTGGCGACGAGCTTGAGCAGATTGCGTCTCTGGATCAGGCCAAACAAGAAGCTGAAGGCTTGGCACAGAAAGCACGCGCAGATCGAGATCAGGCGCTCGCGGCATTGGCCGACGCAGAGAAGCAACTCGACTCAGCAAAGAAGGCGGCAAGCCTGATGGCTGACGAGGCTCACGCTCAGGCTGAGTTTATTAAAGAGAAGGCCATGCACGATGCAGCAGCAGTAAAGCAAGCGGCAATGGCCGAGGCGTTCGGCATCAAAGCTGCGGCTATTGCTGAAATGGAAAAGGCCAAAGAAGAACTGGCAAAGATTAAGGCCGAGCACCAGGCTGTGAAGGTTGATCTTGTCGCATCACTCGAGCAGCTTGCTGCGGTTAAGAGTGAACTCGCACGCATTAAAGAGAGGATTGCACAATGAGCTTCTCGAACTCGACAGAAGAAGATGTTCTTCAGCAGGTGTTTATTGGCACCGCTTTACCTTGGAACGGCAACACGAACCTGTGGCTTGCGCTATACACCGCATCACCAGGTGAAGCTGGATCGGCGACCACGAACGAGGCGACGTATGGCGGTTATGCCCGCGTGGTGTTGACTCGAGCAAGCGACTTTACTGTTAGCGGCAACAGCGTTGAGAACGCGAACCTTGAGCAGTTTAACGCTTGTACCTCTGGGTCGAACGTCATCACTCATGCGGCAATCGTGGACAGCGCATCTGGTGCTGGCAACGTGATCGTGTACGGCGCACTGTCGTCGTCGATCACAGTCACTACTGGTGTTCAGCCTCAGTTCGCGGCTGGCGCACTGTCGTTTACATTGGATTGATGCGTGGCTGGATTCACTGGCTTCCGAGCGATCAAGGATTCGATGCAGTCAGACGGCAAGTTCTGGCACGCATCGTTTCGTAAGGTCGTCTCGAACGCCACTGTCGCCGGAGTGTGGTGCGATCTTTCGTACTCGCCTGGCAATCCGCCCGCGAACTTTTATGCGACTGAGCCTTTGGTGTCGGCCACGCTGTCGGCCACGAAGGGAATTGATAACGGCGGTTCGGTTTCGCCGGATCGCAAATTCGTGAAAAAACTCTTGGTGTACTCGCCAAGTACCGCATTTCAGTCAAGCACGCTGATGCTTTGTGATTACCTGCTGTATTATCCGTTTATCGACGGCGACGATACAGCAACACAGACATTCACAAACAGCGTGAGCCTGTCGCGCTCTACTGATGGCAAAGGCGTTCAGGCAATGCTTGTGAGTCAGGGTTCATACACTGGCAACGTCACGTTTCAGATTCAATACACGAATCAAGACGGCACCACAGGTTGTGTATCGCCACTCGTGACCACAAACACGGCAGCTCTTGCGGCAACAATCGTGAACTCTGGTACTCAGGTCGACGGCTCTGGTCCGTTTATTCCGCTGCAATCTGGCGACTACGGCATCAGATCTGTAGAGTCGATCACGTTCACATCACCAAACGGCGGCATCTTATCGCTGGTCTTGGTGAAGCCTTTGTTTGAGATCGGCATCGAAGAAGTGACGGCGACATTCAACACGCCATCGCAGCTTGAGAACTTTTACGATCAGATGAACGGCGCGGTCATTGAAGACGGCGCGTACTTAAATTTTATTTGCTTACCAAACGCGAGTCTTTCGGCAGCAGTGCTGAGCGGAATGCTCGTCACCACATGGAGATGATATGGGCTTCTCATCGCTTGATGATCTGGTTTCTGAGCTGACAGCTGGCAAACGATGGCGAGCTGACTTCAACAAGACTGTGGCCAACGGCGCTTATGTCGCTGGTGCATGGTACGATCTCTCAATCTTGTCCGGTTCGCCCGTAGCCAACACATACACAGGCACCGCACTGACATCACAAGTCCCGACCGAGACGACAGGGTGGGGCATTTATCACGGCGGCAACGTCAGCTTAGACACAAAGCATTTGCTCAAAGCTGTGGCAGTCAGCAACACAGCGACGGCATCACCTGGAACACTGCTGCTTGTCGATACGCTTCTGTATTATCCAGGCATCTCGTCGACATCTGCGTCTCTTCAAACGCTCACGAACTCTTCATCGCTGTCGCGGTACACGACTGGCCAGGGAAACAGAATGTACCTTGTGCATACTGTTGCGTCTGGTACGAACACCCCGACAGTGGCGATGAGCTACACGCGCCAGAACACTGGCGGAACTGACACGGGTCGGGCGCTTGGTGCTACGACTGCGTTTGTTGCGTCGGTTGGTATTGGTCGATTCCCGCATTCAGGTACAGCGGCAAACAATCGTGGTCCATTCTTGCCGCTTCAGTCTGGTGATACAGGCGTGCAGTCGGTGCAGTCTGTGACAGTGACGACGCCACACGCGACCACTGGTACGATGTGCTTGGTGATCTGCCAACCTCTCGTTGAGATTCCGCTGACGACGGCAAACGTGCCTGTGATCGTGGACTTCTTAAGCGCAGTTCCGAGTCTTCCACAGATTCAGGACGGCGCATGTTTGAACCTTCTTTATCAGCCAGCAGGTGCCGCAGCCAACGGCTCGATCATCTCTGGATCACTCGAATTTGTGTGGGGGTAATTGATGGCTTTGCGTACAAACCGATTCAACGCTCAGGGGTACATTGGCGGGATTGCCGCTGGTGGGGCCGAGGCGTGGTCGCGTAAGCGCAAAGACCTTCTGATAAACCTGTACGTCGATGAGCAGTCAGACATCAGCGATAAGTCTGGCGTGCCTAATGGATACAACATGGGTGCGCTGCTTTTGCCGCTTAAGCCTGGCGGCATGTCGTCGTACCGCACGAGCCGCATGGAACTGACGTGGGTCGAGGCCGATGCCAAGATGGGCAGAAACCTCGAACTCACAGCAAGCTCTGCGATCTCGGTGGTCAACGCAGACCTAGACCAGATCATCGCTATGATCGCGAGTGGCACGATGAGCTTGGCTGTTGCTTCGGCGCAGCTGAGCGCAGGCGTGCAGATGGAAGCCTCGTCATCAATGGCGATCTCTGTATCGGTGGCGCAGCTTGGCGGTATCATTCCCGCAGAGGTGTCCGGCACGATTACGCTATCGCCGTCTGTCGTGATGTCGGCTCTGGCTAACATTGAAATGACCGCAGGCGGTGCAACGCCACTCAGTCCCGAAGGTTTGGCCGCAGCACTGCTAGATGAGAACGACATCGAGACAGGGTACTCTCTTCGTGAAGCATTGCGTCTGATGCTGTCATCTCTTGGTGGCAAGATCAGCGGTGCAGGCACGACCACGATCACAATTAGAAATGTGACTGATGACAAGAACCGGATCATCGCGACTGTTGACTCAAACGGAAATCGGACTAGCGTTACATACGACGTGAGCGACTGATGTTTCCAGCTGGGTACTTTCCAAAGACGATGTTCACTGGTGGGTACTTTCCGCCCACAACAGAGTTCACTGTCATTGATGAACCAGCGAGCTTTCCTTACCCGCTCTTGCGTCGAAGGACGAGACGATGAGTCGAAAGTCGAATGCTGCTGATGAGGCCGCGATTAAAGAGCGCGAGCTGAATGCTCGTTTCTCACGCAAGCAAGAACTGGCCGATCTCCGTGAGCTGCTCTCTTTGCCAGCTGGTCGCCGTCTTTTCTGGCGATACCTCACCTATACAGGCGTGTATCAGCTGAGCTTCACAGGCTCGAGCGAGACGTTCTTTCGAGAGGGTCGACGAGACGTTGGTCTGAAGATGCTCGCTGATATTACCGAGGCAGACCCAGACGGATTCATTTTGTTGATGCAAGAAAACAGAAAAGGAGTTGAGAATGAGTGAAGCGAATCCAGCGGCTACAGGTACACCGAGCGCCGCTGAAGCACCGCAGGGCAATACAGTGTTGACCGCAAGCGCAGCGCCAGCACAGCAACCCACCCCGAACGAATCAGCGAATGCACAGGCGACTGAGCAGAAGCCACCGGAACAAAAGCCCGACGTTAAGTACGAGCTGAAGATTCCAGACGGCTCACCTCTCGATGCCAGCGTTCTTGCCGAGGTTGAAGCCTTCGCGAAAGAGAAGGGAATCTCGCCAGAGATCGCACAGGCAATTGTCGAGAAGCAGCACGCAGCAGCCAGTGCGTATGCCACGAAGCTCGCAAGCGAGTACGAGGCGACCAAAGCAAAGTGGGTCTCAGCAGTCCAGACGGACAAAGAGATCGGCGGCGAGGCGTTCAAGGGTAACGTCGAGATCGCACACCGAGCGATGAAAGCATTCGCATCCGATGAGTTCGTGTCGATCTTAGAGACCACAGGTTTAGGGAATCACCCTGAGCTTGTTCGTGTGTTCTACCGAATCGGCAAGCAAATGGCTGACGATAAACTTGTGACTGGCGCTCAGGCACAGCCCAAGAAATCGGCAGCTGAAGCATTTTACGGAAAGTCATAACTTAAAAGGAGATTCAAATGGCAACGATTGGTGCAAACGCATTGACGCTCGCAGATTGGGCGAAGCGTCTTGATCCGGATGGCAAGGTTCCGATGGTCGTGGAACTGTTGTCGCAAACAAACCAGATGCTCGACGACATGTTGTTCGTCGAAGGAAACCTGCCGACAGGTCATCGCACGACTGTCCGCACAGGTCTTCCGTCTGTCAGCTGGCGTCGATTAAACGAAGGTGTTGCGCCTTCGAAGTCGACCACAGCTCAGGTGGACGAGCAGTGCGGTATGCTCGAAGCGTACTGCGAAGTCGACAAGGACTTGGCTGAGTTGAATGGCAACACTGCTGAGTTCCGCTTGTCGGAAGCATCTGCTTTCATCGAAGCGATGTCGCAAGAGATGCAGTCGACCATGATCTATGGCAACGCATCGACTGCGCCGGAAGAGTTTAACGGCCTGGCTCAGCGTTACGCTGCGCTTGGACAGAACTGTATCTCTGGCAGCGGTAGTGGTTCCGATAACTCGTCGATCTATCTCTGCTTGTGGGGTGGCCAGACTGTGCATGGTCTCTTCCCGAAGGGGTCGAAGGCTGGTCTTCAGCACGAAGACCTCGGTCTTGTGACTGTTGAAACGACTGCTGGCGTGGCTGGAAACCGCATGCGTGCGTACCAGGATCATTGGCAGTGGAAGTGTGGTCTGAGCGTTCGTGACTGGCGCTATGTTGTTCGTATCGCCAACATCGACATCTCAAACCTGGTCGCGAAATCTTCGGCAGCTGATCTGATCGAGCTGATGATTAAAGCGATCCATCGCATTCCGAACTTGGGCGCTGGTCGCGCTGCGTTCTATATGAACCGCACTGTGTTCCAAATGCTCGACATTCAACGTCGTGATGATGTTATCACTGGCGGCGGCTTGGTGTACGCAGACGTGGATGGCAAAGTGGTGCCTACATTCCGTGGTATTCCGATCCGCATCGTCGACGCGCTTCTCGAAACAGAAGCAACAGTGTCGTAAGGCAAATAACGAATAAAGGAGTTTCAAATGATCGTGGATAAATTTAACACATACAGCGATGCACAGGCGCTTACTTCGACTGGCGCATCGACAGACTTGATCGACCACGGGTCCGATCGCAATCTTGGTATGGGTGAGCCGATGGTCGTCGAGATTCTTCTCGATGTCGCGGCTGACGCTGGCAACTCTGACGAGACGTATTCTGTTGCGTTGCAGACAGATGACAACGCTGGTTTCTCGTCGCCGACCACAATCGGAACAGCAACGATCACTCGCGGCGACGCTGCTGGTACTCGTTACGTCATTTCGGTTCCGCCGAATACAGCGTTTGAGCGATACTCTCGCTTGAACTTCACGCTCGCTGGAACAACACCCAGCGTGACTGTGACGGCGCATCTGGTTCCGCAATCGTTCGTCGATAGGTATGTCCAGTATCCTGACGCGATCACTATCAGCTAACAACTGAGGGGTGACGTATGAAGGTGAAAGCGAAACGTCTCGGATGGTACAAGTCGCGACGGATTCAGCCTGGACAAATCTTCGAGCTTGCAAGTGAGGTTCACTTCTCTGCGAGCTGGATGGAGAAGGTCGAGGCGGCGAAGTCCGAAGCGGTGAAGGAAAAGCCGAGTAAAGCGGCGAAGACAATCGCCGACTCAGAAGTGATCTGAGAATCAGCGGGGAGTTAACAGCTCCCCGCCTTTTATGAGGTAGGCATGGCGACAGATACAGTCATCTGCAACATGGCGCTTGGGCACCTTGGCTCAACGAAAGAGATCGGCGATCTCGAAACCGAGCGTTCAGCTGAAGCCATTGTGTGCCGCAGGTTTTACGAAACGATTAGGACTCAGACTCTTCGCGACTTTCCGTGGCCATTCGCCACGAAGATCGCAGAGCTTAATCTTCTCGACGAGAGTCCAAACGAGGACGAGTGGGCGTATGCGTATCGCTACCCGACCGACTGCCTCAGTATTCAACGCATAGTATCTGGCATTCGCAACGAGGCTGCCGGGCAGCGCGTGCCATACAAGATCGTGCGTGACGACGATGGCCTGGTGATCTTGACCGATCAGAGCGAGGCCGTTCTTCAATACACAGTCGACCTTGATGATGAGTCACAGTACCCACCCGATTATGTGATGGCGCTCTCGCTTCACATCGCTGCGGTGATTGCACCGAAGCTGACAGGTGGCGATCAGTTCCGTCTCGGACAACGAGCGCGGCAGCTGTATGAGATCGCGCTCACGAAGGCAGCGGCAAACTCGCAGAACGAACAGCAACAAGAAGTCGACCCAGAGAGCGAGTACATTCGCGCAAGAATGGGGTAACAGATGCCGTCATTCACTCTTCGTAGCTTTGCAGGCGGTGAGTTATCGCCTGGTCTTTACGCTCGAACTGATCTCACCAAGTACGCCACTGGTCTTCGCAAGGCGCGAAACGGATACGTCTTGCGGTACGGCGGTTTTACGAATCGCCCTGGCAGTGTGTTCGTGGGCGAAGTCGAAGACTCGTCCAGCGTGGTGAGACTGATTCCGTTTGTTGTGAGCGACACGACGAACTACATGCTCGAATTCGGCGATCAGATCATGCGCGTCATCAAAGATGGCGAGTATGTGAAGGCGTCGAGCCAAGCGATCACCGGAATCACGAATGCGAATCCGTGTGTCGTGACATATTCCGGAACGGATACATACGCGAATGGTGATGTGATCTATATCTCAGGCATCGTCGGCGCGATCGGCACGTTCTTGAATGGCCGCACGTTTAAGGTGGCCAACGTCAATACAGGTGCCAACACATTCGAGCTTGATTACATGGACGGCGCAAATGTGAACTCGACGAGCTTCGGCGCGTACACGTCTGGCGGAACGATCGAAGAGATTTACTCGATCACGACGCCATACGCTGCGGCTGATCTGGCTCGCGTGCAGTACTCGCAAAACGGCGACGAGATGTATCTGGTGCATCGTGAATATGAACCACGAAGCCTGACATCAGCTGGTGACACATCTTGGACTTTGGCAGCAGTGGCCTTTGCTCCGAACCTCAATATGGGTATTGCTGGCTTGTCGATCACAAACAGCGGCACGAAAACATACTACGAAATCACAGGCGTCGATTTTGAGGGTTCAGAAAGTGAAGGATTGGATACTGGAAACACTTTTGGTTCATCTCTGACTCCATCTAGCTCGCATAACATCACGCTGGACTGGTCTTTGAAAGGCGGATCGACAGCGCCATTTAAGTACTACATTTATCGAAGCGATTCTGGCGTCGATGGAACGTATGGCTTTATTGGGTCGGTCGATGGAGATGTTGGGTCATTCATTGATCGCGGTATTCCACCGGACTTCACCAAGAACCCGCCGACAGATATAGATCAATTCGGTAGTACTGATCTTTATCCTGGCGTGGTGTCGAATAACCAGCAGCGACTTTGGCTTGGGTCATCGACGACATACCCGCAGCGGGCGTGGGCGTCTCGAGCTGCGGCATTCAAATACTTTTATCGAGAAGCGCCAATTACCGATGCGTCGCCAATTGAGTTTGATCTTGCTGGCACAAAGGTCGTGGAGATTCGGCATATCGTTGATCTTAATCTTCCGATCATCTTCACAAGCAATGCGGAGTACGCGCTTCAAGGTAACGGCGGGGTGATTACGCCATTTGACATCAACCCGAAGCGATACTCGCAGTACGGCGCAAGCTACTTATCGCCGCTCGTTGTCGGGTCATCCTGTTTATTCGTTCAAGCGCGAGGCAACATCGTTCGCGATCTTGGCTTCGATTACCAGGTAGACGGATACCAAGGGAATGATTTGACCCTATTCTCGTCGCATCTCTTTGATGGATACACGATTGTCGACTGGGCTTACCAGACTGTGCCGCATTCAATCGTGTGGGCAGTGCGAAGCGACGGCACGTTGCTCTCTCTGACGTACATCAAAGAGCAGCAAATCTTTGCATGGTGTAAACACGATCTCGGTGGCGATGCCATTGTCGAGAATGTGGCTGTGATTCCTGGCACGACCGAAGACGTGGTGTATGTTGTGGCCAAGCGGGTCATCGACGGACGCTCTGTGCGCTACGTTGAGTATCTGAGTTCTCGTGACATCACCGACATTAAGGAGATGATCTTCATCGACTCGTGCCTGACTTACGATGGACGGCATACTGGTTCTACAACGATGACGATCTCAGGCGGCACGAATTGGGATGAAGACGAGACGCTGACGCTTACGGCATCGGCGTCGACATTCGCGTCAAGCTGGGTCGGCGACGAGATTCACGTCACGTCTGGCGACGACATCATTCGTCTGTCGATTGAGGCATACACGTCGGCCACTGTGGTCACTGTGCGACCAAACCGAACTGTACCTGTGGCAATGAGATCGACGGCGCTCTCGACATGGGGGCGGGCGGTCGACTCTGTTTCAGGACTTTGGCACATCGAAGGTGAGACTGTTTCTGTCCTTGGTGATGGCTTCGTGGCGGCGAGCGCAAACAACAGCGAATATACGCAGGTCACAGTTTCGGATGGCCAGATCACGCTGGATCAGTGCTACCAAGTCATCAACGTTGGTCTTGCCTACACGACCGACATGGAGACGCTGGACATCGACATCGCAGACGGCGCGACGCTGGCCGACAAGAAGAAGAACGTGACGCAGGTCACTCTTCACATGGAAGAGACTCGAGGTGTGTTCGTCGGCGGCTTTGCGCCCACGGACGACGACACCGATCCGCTCGAAGGTTTGATGGAACTGAAACTCAGAGACGAAGAAGGGTACGACGAGCCGACTGAACTTACGACTGGGGTCACTGATGTTGTCATTGACTCAGCGTGGGATAACGGCGGTCATGTATTCGTTCGTCAAGTTGATCCGGTGCCGATGACGATCTTGGCGATTACGCCGAGCGGCTGGCATCAGATCGGGGGGTAATGTGGCAGCTACGACGACACTGATTCTTGCTGGCGTAGGCGCTGCGGCGTCGCTTCTGGGCGGTGTTCAGCAGTACGGCGCACAGCGAGCACAGGCTGAGTATGCAGATCGAATGGCTGATCTCCAGGGGCAACTCGATGAGATGCGGGCACGCAGCACAATTGCGCAGGGCGATGCGGCGATCAGCGATGTGCGACGAAAGTCGGCGATGGTCGAAGGCTCACAGATCGCAACAGCAGCAGCTCAAGGTATTCGCTCGGACACCGGAAGCATGGGTGCGATTCGCGAAGAGTCGAGATTGATGGCGCTTCAAGATGAAATGATGATCCGGAACAACGCAGCTCTTGAGGCGATGGGAATCCGAACGCAGTCGGCGCTCAACATCGGAGACATCCGAATGCGAGCCGAAGGTGCGCGTCGATCTGCCGCAGCTTCGCTGCTTGGCGGTGGGCTTGATGCCGCTCGAATTGCGATGGGTGCTGGACGACAGGGTGAGTTTGGCGGTCAACCGCTTCCGCAGAATCCTCGGCCAATGGCCATGAATTACCAGCGTGGAGCTGGCTCGAATATCGCGTGAGGTACACATGCCAGTAGTTCGTTATGAACGACAGGTCGCTCCAGCAGGGCAGCCAAACCTTCAGGTCAATCCGTCGTCGCCAGCAGAGGCATTCGGCGGTGGCCAGATTACTGAGAACACTTTTGGCGCAGCTCAACGGCTCGCATCGACCGCGTATCAGTATGCCGCTGAAGAGAAGCGCAACACCGACGAGATTCAAACTCTGGACGCGATCAACAAGCTGAAGGCAGAGAAGAACGATCTGCTCATGCATTACGAGCGAGGATTCCTTAATCGTCGTGGCCGCAATGCATTTGAAGGTCGCGATACGACGATCGGTGAGTTCGAGAAGAAGCGCGGCGAGATCATGGAGACGCTCGCGAACGATGCTCAGAAACAGGCGTTTCTGCGGTATGCGTACAACGAGCAGGCATCGGTCATTGAAGATGTCGATCGCCATGTGTTTCGCGAGCGCGAGAAGTTCGACCAAGAGACGACCGATGCGTCGCTCAAAATGTTCTATAACGACGCGATCAATAACTACCAATACCCGCAGCGCCTTAAGGCTGCGATGGATGCGCAGCTTGCTGTGGTGATGGATCACGCTCGTCGCACTGGCAAGTCAGACCAGTGGCTCATTCAGCAGACTGGTGAGATTACGTCTCGCACGAATGCAGCAATCATCGAGCGAATGCTGGCCAACGGCGAAGACCGCAGTGCCGAGGCATTTTATAAACAGAACGAGAGCCGCATCATCGCAAGCGAAAAAGCACAGATCGAGAAGGCGCTCGAGGTAGGTCGGATGCGTGGCGACTCGCAGCGCATCACCGACCGATTACTTGGACAGTACGACAATTTGAACGACGCACGCGACGCGATGAAGCAGATGCTTGGTGGCGATCCTAAGCTGCGTGACGAAGTTGATTCACGGCTTCAGCGCGAGTTCTCTTTGCGAGACCAGCAGCGTGAGGCGCAGTCTGAGATGATGTTCTTAAATGCGTATAACCTTCTTCAGAAAAATAACAGCCTCGACGATATTCCGCCGACAATGATGGGCCGCCTATCGCCGTCGCAGCAAGAACAGCTTCGTCGGATCAGCAAGACACCTTCGGCTGAGAAGGATAACGAGGCTGTGTACTTAAAGTACCGCTCGATGCCGTACCTCGATCTAGCAAAGTTGAAAGAGAGCGAGATCGTATCACTTCGCCCGAAGCTCACAGAATCTTCGTGGAAGGAGATTGTTCGTCGTCGTGCCGAGGCAAAGGACGCGATGAAGAGTGGTAGCAAAGAGAAGGTCGAGAAGTTCGACGGACTTCGCACCGAGCAGGATTTGGTTGACGATGGTCTCGTCGCATCTGGTGCTTTGAAGTGGAATCAAGTAAAGGCCGCAAGGTCAGGACGCGACAACACGGCAGCCGAGAAACTGTCGACGTTTGAGAAGGCGATCGAGCAGCGATGGCGTGAAGAGTACGAGGCGACGGGTAAGAGTCCGAGTATGAAGCGCAAGCAAGAGCTGGTCGATGAGATTGTGAAGCAGCAGGTCTTTGTTGCTCCGCGATTCTTCGGTTCGCCAGAACAGAAGTCGGTGATCGCTTTGAGTGAAGCTGAGCGCAATCGTGCATTCGTTAAGGTCGATGAGATTCCGCCGCGTCAACGCTTGCAGCTTGCGAACTATCTGACTTCGCTTGGAATCAGCACGACAACAGAGAACCTTGAACGAGCATACGGCCAGATGGTCGTGGGTGGCCGCTCAGGTCTCGATACTTGGATCAAGAACAACAGGGGTCGATAATGGTCTTGAACGACAGCGAGTTTGATTCTCTTCTCGGCGGCGCTGAGTCGCCAACACTGATCGACCAGCCGTCACCTGTGCCTGAGCCCGAAGCTGCGCCAGCGCCAGGTCGTCCAACGCTGTCGGATGATGACTTCGATTCCGCGCTTACTGGTCGGCCAGACGCAAACCGCGTCGGTCTTTCGATGAAATATGGCCAGGAAATTGAGCCTGATCGCGCAGCGAAGGTGCTCGACATCCAGCGCAAGACCGGAATGCCGCTCGATTTTGTTGAGCGAAACGTCGACGATCTCGAGAAGCAGGTCACTCAAAGTCAGTTCAGGCCAGACGAGTTAGCTCGCGAGTACCCGAAGTCTGCGTCGATGATCGCCGAGCATCCGACGAAGGCGGCGTTGATCCGCGACGACATCGAGCTACTGAAGCGCATCGAAGATGCAGATCGGCAGCATGGCTTCTGGCGTGGCGTCGCTCGCTCTGCTGGCGTCGGTTTAATGAACATCTACCAGGGTATCGCAAAGATTCCAGCTCAAGCCTACGACATCGCAGCGATGCCACAGAACGCGCTGTTCAAGGCAATGGGTCGCGAAGACCTACTCGTCGAATCTCCAGAGTGGGCGCGAAAGAATGCGTTCACAGAGTACTATCGCCAGTCTGCCGAGGCGCAACAGCAATTGGTTCCGGACTTGAACAAGTCTGTGACAGAGCAGGCGCTCAACGGAAACTTCAGCGGTGCCGCTCGCACGTTTGCGATGCAGCTCTCTCAGCAGGCGCCTCAGTTCTTGATGATGTATATGGGCGGGGCAGCAGGTCTGGCAAACCAGACGGCGGCTGGTGCTGGTCTCATGCAGGCCGCAGAGACCGCAGAGCGTGGCCGTGAGGCTGGTCTTGATCCGTTCGAGGCGCAGATCGCAGCAGTCACTCAAGGCTCAGCAGAGGCGCTGTTTGAGCGCATGGGCACGATGGCCATTGTCGAGCGATGGGGTACTGCGCTTGCTCAACGAACGAGCAAAGAAACCGCGCTTCGGATCATGGCCGACACAGGTAAGGTGATCGCAGCGAACGCAGGCCAAGAGGGTTTGGAAGAAGCCGCGACATCTGCGGTTCAGTCGGCGTCGGACTTCGCGTCTGGCATCAATCCGAACATGACATTTACAGAGGCGCTGCTTCGTGGTGCCGACGCGTTCGTTCTTGGCGCAGGTATGGGTGGCTCGGCTGGATCGGTCGGTGCTATTCCAGGCATAACGTATCGCACAGAGTCGTATCGTGCGGCAGTGCAAGATCGGAACTTTTATCTCGCACTGATGGACGGCGTTGAATCGTCTCGCGCACGCGCACGTCTGCCCGAAGCCACGCGAGAAATCGTGGCTAAGATCACAGAGAATGGTGCGGCTGAGAATTTGTACATCGCACCAGAGGACATCAAAGAATACTTTCAATCGAAGAACATCGACCCCGATGTGGGTGCGGCACAGCTCGGCATTCAGGTCGAGTACCGCGAGGCGCTCGAGACTGGACAAGACATTAAGGTCAAGACCGCAGACTGGGCAGCGAAGGTCGCAGGCACAGAGGATTCCAAGGCTCTCGCTGAAGTCATCAAGTTCTCGCCTGATGGCGTGACGCCTAAGCAAGCTCGCGAAGAGGACACGAAGGTTCAGCAGCTTCTTGAGGAAGCGGATCGCAACGCGACTGCCGAAGCGAAGGAATCTGCTGACGAGGTGAAGAAGGTCATCAGCGAGCAGCTTGTGGCAGCAGGTTACACGTCGGCAGACGCAAACGCGAATGCTGAACTCTGGCGTCGCACATTCCTGTACTTCTCATCTCAAGACACGAAGGGTCGCACACCACGACAGCTTCTCGATCAGTACGGCGCACGCATACGTCGAGTTAACGACACAGATGTCGTGATTCCGCCGACGCAAGGCTTCGTGTCGCAGCAGTCGGCCACACCTCTGATCGCTCGACATAATTTGACTGAAGGCAATCTGCTCCACGCGATCTCGATTGGTGGGCTGCCTGTGCCGTCGCTTGCGATTGCGCCGCTTGATTTTCCGATGGAGAACTTCGGCGAGATCACACTTGTCGCTCCGAGCGAGTTGATCGACCCACGATCCGGTCAAGGTGCGCGAGTGTTTGGTGCAGACGTGTACTCGCCTCGGTATCCAAGCGTTGAGTACTCGTTTACATCGGCGGCTGAAGCTCGGCTCAGTAAACTTGTGGCTGAGCAAGAGAAGGTGTTTGGCCGTGGTATTGACCGCGATGAGATTCGTCGCGAAGGGCCAGCGGCGCTTGAGAATAACGTCGTATTCATGGCGACGTTTTTAGCTGGCAAGGGTGTCACTCCGAACATTGAGATGGACACACCTAACCAAGAAAAACTCGATGAGCTGAAGAAGTTCGGCCTCGATAAGTACTTCGGTCAAACGCAGTACGATCTTCAAATTGATGCGGCATTCTTAACCGACGCAAATCGCTTCTGGGAGTCGGTACTATCTGACATGCCGGATTTGCTTGAGAGCTTCCGAGCTGATCCAGGGAGACGTATTCGGCAGCTTGCTCAAGATGTCGCCGTGGTCGGTGAGAAGGTGCTGAATCCATCGCCGGATGCTTATGGTTCGCGCAACAATCTTCGCGACCAGATCAAAGAACTTGGCCTTCAGAATGAGTTCGTCATGGAAACTCAGCGCGTCGTTAAAGACGTGCTAAAGGCCAAAGAGCGAATTTTTGTTGATTACACAGAAGATGGAGATCGCAAGTACGTCGGTCACACATTGAAGAACGTCGTGCGTATGATGTCGAAGAACATCCGTGGCGGCGAAGGTTTCTCGTATGGTGCGGGCAGTGTTCGTGCTCTGGTCACACCTGAATTCCGATCATTGTCTGGTATTCGTGCCGCGAAAGATCGCATCGTCAAGCCAGAGGTGTTCGCCGATCTGAAGGAAGAAGTAAACACAGAGCTTGCATCACTGCTGTCGCGCCTTGGATCAAAGACCGGACGCGAGAGTTTCTCGTCAATGAACTCAGCCGAGTCTGCTCTTATCGAGTCGATCAACAGTGGCGACATTGAAAAGTCATTTGCTGACTTTGGAATGCAGCTCACTCCAGATGACATCGACTCCGTACAGGAGTTCATCGACAAGCTGCGCAACATGCCGACTGAATACTTCGAGGCGCTGGTCACACGCGCCGTTGGCATTGATGAGTTCGCGGCTGCTGTCGTGCCTCAGACCATTGGGCCGATTGCACGCAAGGCCCTGGAAGACAGCGGCGTGCGTCTCTTCGAGTATGATCCGAACATTGAGGGTTCGCGCCAGCTGGCGGTTGAGGCGGCGGCAAATTCGATTCCTGAGCGCGTGCTGTTTCAGCGTGCGATCAATGGCGTTGCCGCGCAATATGGCCAGCCTTCTCTTACAGCTGCAATCGAGCGCATGGCCAATGGATTACCGGATCGCGTGACACCAGACCAGGTGCGCGGTTATTTGCGCGATCTCAGTGTTGCTCGCCGTGACCAGATCGGACTTGACGCATTCATCGGCACAAAGCAATCGCTTCAGAAGGCCGACGTGCTGGCATTCCTGCGCAAGCGCCTCGCTGAATCACCTGATGATCTCAGTCTGTTTCAGAGTGACATTAGTGCCGTTGGCTTTTACTCAAGCGTTCGTCGTGCGGTGTTCGGCATGGACTTTAAGCAAGTACCTGCTAAAGACCTCGCGAATCGAATCAAGAACATGCAGGGCATTAAGAAGGCCGAGCTTCAGGCGATCGGTTTGATTCCGTACCTTGAGGCTTACGAAGGCAAGATCACCAAAGACGAGGTGCTGAAGTATCTCGACGACAACGTGATCGAGGTGACTCAAACCATATACGGCTCGTCGCCTGGGCAAGAGATAGATGGTTCAAGTGGCGCTGATTTCTCTGAGATCACTGCCGGATTTGATGACGACAACGCATATGAATCAGCTCGCGAGAACTACAGAGACTCGTACACTCTCAGAGAACTTCGTAACGAGTTAGAGTCCGACAGCAAATGGCTTAATGATAACGAAGTTCTCGATGAAGACGGCGAGATCGACGAAGACAAGTTTGAGTCTGCGATGGAATCCGAGATCGAGCGTCGTATCGAATCTGACGTTCGGATGTACGAAGAAAATCCGGACGATTATCCGTACTACTTTACATTTGAAATGACCGAGAACAACTCAGGTCGCACGTTCTATCGCTACGGCGACGATCGCTGGCAAGACTCTGACAGCGGCACATACTTCTCTGGCGACGACAACGAAGCGAAGATTCAGATCACGAACTGGTTAATCTCTAAAGGGTACATTCAGGGCGAGCGCATCGTTCCGCTTACTACCGATGTTACGTTTGCAGCAGAGCCGACTGATCGAACTGACTACAGCCAAGGCGATGTCGAGGACATTGGCCGATCGGCAGACTTCAGAGAGCGATACGTTAAAGCGATAATCGCTGATGGCAAGACTGCCGAAGAAGCTGAGCAGCTTGCAAAAGATAACGTCGACGCATATCCGGTCGATGAAGATGGCAGTACGCCGTACCAGCGTGACCAAGCAGCTCGTGAACTTATGCGCCTTGAGACGCCGCCAGCATTGCGCGAGATGGGTCTCGGTATTGGCGGACCGCTGCTGAGCGGAAGCATTCTCGGCAATGGCGGCGCTGACGAATATCGACTCGAGTTTACGGCTGACAACAAAAAGAAGAAGACGATCATTCTTGGCAACGCGATGAGCTTTGAAGAAGCGAAAGTTCTCGCGATCAATGCGCTTGTTGATGCTGGTCATCTCAAACGCCCACCTGATCCAGGAGATGCGTCTCGAGCTACATTTGCCGATAAGATGACACCTACACGATCGACGAAATGGGGAGACTTTCTAGTCGGTCAGACCTATGGCCGCGAGGTTCGCGAGATTGTTCTGCGCTACGAACCGAAAGGTGATCGTCAGTTTGACAGTGTTCACTTCAGCGAGCCAAACGATGTTGCGCACGCTCGCGGTATCGTAATCGAACAACGTGATGGATCGAAGGTCTTCGTCGTCGACGAGATTCAGTCGGACTGGAATCAACGCGGTCGCGGCTTCGGGTACGAGAGTGATTACAAAGATAAGATTACAGAGGCGCGAGCCGAACAAGAATCAAACGATCGCGAGATTCTGCGCTTACAAGAGATTCTCGATACGCAGCGCGAGCAGCTCGCTGACGAGATGGACCGCGCATTCTCTGCGGCTGTTGCGTCCGGCGAGTTAGCTGATTCCGCTGTTACACGAGACACGATTTCTGATTACCGCAACAGTAAAATGCAAAGCGGTGAAGACGAGGCCGATCTAGCCGCACGTCTTGTTAAAGACGGATTGCGCGATCTTCAGTTTGTGAGGCTGCGACAGAGGGTTAATCTGCTGCGGCAGCGGACAGAAACAATTAGTACGGCGATCTCTGATGTTGAACGCAAGTACCTACCAGACAATCCGTTCATGGATACCGACGCATGGGCTTCGCTTGTGGTTCGTCGTGCGATGCGTGCAGCAGTTGAGCTTGGTGTCGACAAGATCGCATTCGCGCCTGGGGCTGTTCATGCCGCTCGCTGGGGCTCTGAGCGCGTGTCATGGGAACGCAACGATGACGGAACATTCACTGTCGAAGTAAGCGGTCAAGAGAGAGGCGCAGCGATTGAGGCTTTGCTTGATGGCCAGACAATCGACGAGGCGATGGCGGCGCATGGAAGGATCAACAGACGAAGCGCCGATAAAGTGGAAACCTACGAACAATTTGAAGAGATGGTGACATCATCGTTCCATGACGTGATCGACAAGCAGGGAATGTGGCAAGCGATTAAGATTGCAAAGCGGTACTGGAAGATGATGCAGGAATCGCCGAAAGGTCACGACCTGCGTCGCGCCGCTGGCCAAATGATGTTCTACGACGACGTAGTCGCGAAGAAGCTCGTGCCAAAGATCGTTAAAGAACTCGACAAGGACGCGAAGCCAATTAGGGCAAAGCTCGACAATTTAGACAATAAAGAGCGTGGCGATGCGAGTAACTTAGATTTCACAGTCGTCGAGATCACTCCGAAGATGCGCGAGTCGTACCTTGCTGGCGCGTCGCTGTTTCAAGGCGAACAAGATGGACCACGCGGTCGCACTGTATTCCTGCCGGATCGCCAGTTCCAGATTGATCTCTTCAAGAATGCAGACCGCTCGACGTTCTTACATGAGTCGGCTCACTTCTTCCTTGAAGTTATGCGCGATCTTGCGACGCAAGAGAATGCTCCCGCTCGCATCGTGTCGGACTTCCGCGCAGTACTGAACCAGTTTCAGGTGGCGGGTCCAGAGGACATTACTCGCGAACACCACGAACAGTTTGCCGAAATGTTCGAGAACTACCTGGCCACAAGTGAAGCGCCGACGCCTGGACTTCGCCGACTCTTTGCGAAGTTTCGCGTGTGGCTCATTGATGTGTATAAGTCGATCAAGCAGATTGGCACGCCAGTCTCCGATGAAATTCGCGGAGTGTTCGACAGTATGCTGTCGGCTGAAGATGAGCTGATCGCGAAAGAGGGTGGCTCGCTGTATGGCGGCGATGCGATCGAAAGGTCGATGACGCCAGCGGAAGCTGAGTCGTACCGCGCTGCACGCAAAGAAGCTGAAGAAGCTGTGCGCGGACGCATTAACCGCAAGGTCATGCAGTCCGAAATGAAGAAGCGGCAGCGTGTCTTTGAGACCGCACGCAAGGCAATCGAAGAAGAGGTGACTCGCGAAGTCGACGCTCGTCGCGATCTTCGTGCGTACTACCTGCTTGCGTATGGCACAAAGCCAGACGGCTCGCCGCTTGATCCGGATGTTCAGCCGATCAAGATCAGCAAGGCGTCGATCGCAAAGTTCCTTGAGCAAGGCTACTTCAAGAACATGCCGAAGCCGTACTTCTATTCGGCGAAGGGCGGATTCCCCGCGCATCTCGTGTACGACATGCTGGGTTTCAACAGCGTGCCTGAGATGCTGCGAGAGCTTACGCAGGTTCCGCGTCGCGATGTGCTAATTAAAGAGATGGTCGAGGCGAGAATGCGCCAAGAGTATGGCGCTGAGTTCTTTGATGGTCCGCCAAAGATTGACGATCTGATGCACGAAGAACCGCGTGAGCGCGTGCTTCGCATGGAGCTTGAGCATTTGATGGAAAAGAATCCGTCGATGGTTAAGCGACTGATTCGCCGACTGGCTGGTCGTGGTCGATTAACTGAGACGATCAGTGCAAAGGCTCGAGCGATCATCGGACGAAAGTCTGTCGGTGATGTGAACCCGAATGCGTACCTGCGTGCGGAACAGAAGGCGCGACGCGAAGCGGCGGCGGCACTGACTCGTGGTGACATCGAGCAGGCGTTCAACTTTAAGCAGGCTGAGCTTCTGAATTTCCAGCTGTATAAGCACGCACTGGAGTTCGAGGCGCGTGTCGATAAGTTCGATGCGGTTCGTAAGCGTATGCGCCGCAAAGACGAAGACATCGCAAAGAGCCGCGACATGAACATGGTCAACGCAGCTCGTGCGATCTTGGCTCAGTATGGTCTCGGCCAGGCGGAGAAGAGCGCAGCTGAATACGTTCAGCCTATTAAGCAGTACGATCCACTGTCTGTCGCCTCGGTTGAGGCACTGATCTCGAGCGTGGCCACGGTGCCAGTCGAGTTCAACGATGCTCCTGTCGATCAGGCTGTGCAGATGATGGATACAGTCGAAGCGATCTGGGGTCTGGCGCGGTCAATGCGTCAGATGGAGATCGACGGCAAGATCGAGCAGAAAGAGCAGATCGTCGCTGAGCTTGTAAGTGGACTCGAGGCGAATGCGTCGAAGTCTTCGATCTCGACGAATGCGGCTTCGCTGACTGGCATGGATCGGTTTAAGCTCGAGCTTCTGAGTTTTAAGGCGTCACTGGTTCGTGTTGAGCAATGGGTCGACCTGATGGACGGCGGCGACCCGAATGGTCCGATGCGAAAGTACATCTGGAATCCAATCTCAAACGCGGTGACGAACTATCGTTTGAAGAAGAAACCAGTCATCGAGCGCATTCACAAGGCGCTTAAAACGTGGGCGCCGAACGACATGACTGAGGACATCATTGCGCCTGAGCTTGGCGGGTTCATCTTCCGAGGCAAGGTCGATCTATTGGGTCTGATGCTGCATCTCGGAAACCGATCAAACAAAGACAAGCTCGTGCTCGGGTATGGGTGGGGCGATAAGAATGCCGAAGGCGAAGTTGATTACTCGCGACTAAATGCGTTTATGCAGCGAATGCACAATGAGGGTTACATCGGTAAAGCCGACTGGGATCTGGTGCAAGAACTTTGGGATACGATGGAGAACCTGAAGCCTGACGCTCAGAAAGCGAACATGTCGATGTTCGGGTTCTTCTTTAACGAAGTGACGGCGGAGACAATCGTCACACCTTTCGGAGAGTATCGCGGCGGTTACGCTCCAGCGGTGACTGATCCGAACAAGGTCGCAAACATTGCCGACAAGCAGATGCTCGAAGAGATGTCGAACACGTTTGATATTCGTGCGTTACCGACAGCTGGTCGAGGCTTTACGAAGTCTCGTGTCGAAGGCTTCGCGGCACCATTGCTTCTTGATCTGCGGCTTGTGATTAACTCAGTCGATAAGGTGCTGAAGTTCATCTACATCGAGCCGACAGCTCGCCAGGTCGGACGCCTAGTGACAGATAAGAAGTTCGAGGCCGAGCTTCGCAAGTACGACCCAACGGCGGCGAGCGAAATTCTGCTGCCGTGGTTAAAGCGTGCGGTCCAGCAGCGCGTGTCGCAGCCGAGCAACACCTCGCTCGACAAGATCGCAAAGATCATTCGTGCTCGCACCGGACTTCAGACGATGTTCTTCAATATCGCCAACACGCTTCAGCAGATCACAGGTTTCTCGCTGACGGCGGTGAAGGTGCCGCCGAAGTACGTCGCGAAAGGCTTTGCTCGTTACATGGCAAATCCGAAGGGGACGGCAAAGCTCGTTGCTGAAAAGTCTGGTTTCATGTCGACACGGATGGATGACCAGGTGTCGCAGATGAACAACGAGATCGACAAGGTGCTCATCAATTCATCGACGTTCGCGAACTTCCGAGACTTCGTGACGCGGCATGGATACTTCATGCAACAATTCGCGCAGAACATCGTCGACGTGTCGAGCTGGATGGCGGCCTATGATCAGGCCACAGTCGAAGGTAAGAGTGAGCTTGATGCGATTGCGTATGCAGACGGAGTGGTTCGCACGACACAAGGCTCTATGGCTCCAGAGGACATCGCGGCATTCGAGGCTGGAAGTCCGGCGCGGCGACTCTTCACGATGTTCGTCGGGTACTTCAATATGCAGGCGAACTTGCTGGGTGGCGAGTTCTTAAAGGCGTACCACAACAACGGACTTCGACCAAAGTACTCGCGTCTGTTCTATGTTTACCTGATGGGTCTAGCGGTTCCGGCATTCCTTTCTGAATTGATCGCTCGTGGTATGGCGGGCGAGCTACCGGATGAGGATGATGAAGAACAGTTTATCACCGAACTTGTGACGATGTTCTTCGGATCGCAGGCGCGGAACGTGACAGGCATGGTCCCTTATGCAGGTGCGGCAATTAACACAGTCTTCGCTTCCGCGACTGATACACCAATGGACGACAGACTTCAGACAAGTCCGGCGATCCAGGCGATTGAGAAGGCGGCGCTGTCGATCGGACGCATGACCGATCTGATCGAAGACGACGGCAAGTCAAAGCGTCGCGCCGTCAAGGACTCACTCAGTTTGTTCTCGCTGATTACAGGTGTACCGACTGGTCCGATTCAGAGACCTGCGGTGTACCTGATCGACGTGGAAGAAGGCAGGGCGCAGCCAGAGAGCGAGCTGGACTTTGCGCGAGGTATCGTTACAGGGCGGCCAGGGAATTGATGTCAGCTTGAATTAAAGCGTCCCGAGTGATGAGATTTCCTCGGGCGCTCATGGGGGTTTCATGGGTTTATCTTCGACAACGAGTCGTGTGGCGTACACTGGTAACAACACGACAGACACCTACGCATACACTTTCAAAGTCTTTGCTGCCTCTGATCTTCTGGTGACGAAGGTCATCGGTGGTGTCGAGTCGACACTGATCTTAAACACCGATTACACAGTAACAGGTGTTGGGTCAGTCTCGGGCGGCAACATTGTTCTGACAGGCGGCAATCTCGCGACTGGTCACAAGCTGGTGATTCGTCGCGTTCGCCCGCTGACGCAGACGACAGACATCAGAAACCAGGGCACATACTACCCTGAGACGCACGAGAATCAGTTCGACAAGCTCGTGATGCAAGACCAGCAGCAGCAAGATGAGATCAACCGATCAGTGAAGCTGCCTGAGTCTGTGGCGACATCGGCGTTCAATCCAACGCTTCCTGTAGGTACACCTGGTACTTTGAGTAAAGCTCCAATTACCAATTCTACTGGCACCGGATGGGCCGACCCTAACCTATGGCCTGCGGCAACGGACATTGCAACAGCGGCATCTAGTGCTACGGCAGCGGCGGCTTCGGCAGCAGCGGCACTGGTGAGCGAAAATGCGGCGGCAGCAAGCGAAGCAGCGGCAGCGATTAGTGAGACGAATGCAGCTCAATCTGCCGTTGACGCTGCGACATCAGCAGCAAGCATGGCAGAGCGTGATCTTTCAAACCTCTTGCCGACAGCGATTAACGAAGACCTACTGCCTGATACAGACAACACTCGATCTCTTGGCAACGGAACATTTAACTGGGCGAACGTGCGTGCTGTGTTCTTTGGCATTCCTGGCACTGGCTCAGGGCGCTTCGGGACTCCAATCGCCACGGGTGCGAGCAATAGCGGCGTTTCAAATTATCGCTCTGGCAGTGTCGTTGACGGAACGTCTGGTGTTGCCAACTTTGGATCAGGACCAGCAAGCGGAGCTGGATCATCGGGAGATGTGAACGTCGGCGCTGGCACTGTGGTCAGCGGTGTGCGCGGCATTCTTAATTTGCTTGGCCGCTTTGTCACATTCCCTTCGGCGTCGGCTGATCCGTCTTCGCCTGCGACGACTGGTCTGTACTACAACACTACGTCAAACATCTGGAAGTTCTACACCGGAAGCGCATGGTCTTCGTTGTTCAACTGGAACGTCGTGAACGATCTAACAGCAGAGACAGCTCCTGCGGCAAACGATGTAATCGTGTTTGGTGACACGTCGGCATCGGCTGCGGAAAAGATGACGTTTGAGAACTTTATGAAAGTCATTAACTCGCTGACAGCTGAGACTTCGGTCGATCAGGCTAACGACGTGGTGGCGCTGTTTGATTCAAGCGCAAGCGCCGCACGAAAGATGACGATCGACAATCTGCTCAGCGGGAAACGACCTATTGCCCTGGTTAACAGAGGCGGATCGGGCCAGTTAATTTCAAAC